GGTCGTGGCGGTGGGCCCTGGACCGGTTCAAGGCGGACGGCCGGTTGGCCCTCGAGGTCCGGGTCGCCGCCGAGATGGGCATCCCGCACTCCGTGTTCATCGGCTGGTCCGACCGGGACCAGGACCTCGCGCTCGCCTCGGCCGAGCTCACCGCGGCCCGGTGCCCCGGCTGCGGTGCACCCGAGGAGGCCATGACCGACCCGTCGAAGGCGGAGATCGCGGTCCGCACGTGCTGGATGTGTCGGGCGAAGGCCGCCACGTGGGACTCCGTCCCGGACGGTGAGCGCGGCCATACGCACGTCATGGTCGTCCCGGTGAGCGCGTCATGAGCCTCATCGCGACGGGCGGCATGCAGACCATCGGGGTTCGCCTCACCGCCGACAACACCCAGCTGCGGTCCGCACTGCGGGACTCCAAGCGGGATATCGACGACTTCGGGCGTCAGGCGGCGACGTCGTTCTCGTCGCTCGGCACGGTGCTGGGGCGGATCGCTGGGCCGCTCGGTGTGGCCGGCGTCGGCCTGGCGATCGCGAAAACTGGCATCGGGATGGTGGACTTCGCGCAGAAGTCGCAGATCTCCTTCGAGACGATGCTCGGGTCTGCCGGGAAGGCCAAGGCCCTCCTGTCCGACATCTACGCGTTCGCGTTGAAGACCCCGTTCGGGTTCCCGGACCTGGTGGCATCCTCCCAGCGTCTGCTGGCGTTCGGGATCGACGCCGGCAACATCGTGGTGACCTTGCGGGCTCTGGGTGATGCTGCGTCGGGCGCCGGTAAGGGTGTTGAGGCTGTCAACCAGATGTCGTTGGTGATCGGGCAGATCCAGGCCAAGGGCAAGCTGCAGGGCGACGAGCTGCTGCAGCTGTCCGAGGCGGGTGTGCCCGCCCTGAAGATACTCGCCAACCAGGCGGGTGTGACCGCTGCCGTGTTCTCGAAGGAGGTCACGGCTGGCGTAGTGGACTCAGACACGGCCATCAAGGGGCTCATCGACGGCATCGAGAACGGCACGACTGGCGTGAACGGTGCCACGGTCGCGTTCGGTGGCCTCATGGAGAAGATCAAGACGTCCGGCGGGTGGACGGCGACCCTGGACTCCGCGAAGGCCGGCTTCCGCAACATGTCGAAGGCGATCACGGAATCCGCCGTCCCTGCCCTGACTTCCCTGATGGGGGCCGGGACGGGCACGATGAAGATGGTGTCCAACCTGGCGGGCGGGTTCAACGCGCTCCCCGGGCCGGTGCGGGACGCGACCCTCGCGTTCGTCGCGCTAATGGTTGCTCAGAAGATGCTCGGTTCGGGCATCTCAGGCCTGGCCGGGAACCTGCGTGGCACGTTCGCGACGTACATGCAGGCGACCCGGGACAACCTTGATCTGATGGGGCGAAGCGCCGGCACGGCGCGGGTCGCGTTCACGGCGCTGGGGCCTGCCGCCCGCGCTGCAGGTGCGGGGCTGTGGTCGGCGTTCGGTGGCCCGGTGGGGTTGGCCATCGCAGGCATCTCGATCGGCCTCGGGTTCCTGGCCTCCGCGCAGTCCAACGCGGCGCAAGCAACCCAGGAACATGAGGCGCGGGTCCAGTCCCTGGCGACAGCGCTCAAGGCCACGAACGGGCTCATCGACGAGTCCATCCGCAAGACCGCAGTGGACGAACTGTCGAAGGCCGGGACCCTGCAGCGGGCGCAGGCAGTCGGCCTGAATCTGGCCACGGTGACCGATGCCGCGCTCGGGTCGAAGGATGCTCTCGCCGTGGTGGACGCAGCACTCGCCAAACACCAGGCGGAGCTCGACGCGGCCTACGACGCGTCAGGTCGAGGCGTGGACGTCCGCGGCAAGACTGTCGTGGCGATCCAGGGTGAAGTTGACGCGCTCAAGGGCGTGCGCGGCGAGATCACCGGGTACTCCGGCGACGTCGAGGGCGGCATCGCGGAGGCACGCCGGCAAGAGAACGCGCTCACCGGGGTCGCCGACGCGTACGTCACCGGCACCAAGGCCGTCCAGGCGTTCACCGACGAGCAGCAGAAGGCCATCGACGCAGCCTCCGAAGCCGCATCGAAGGCGTTCGACTCGGCCCTGAACGTTGGTGCGGTCAAGTTCCAGACCACCACCGCCGACGAGCTCGCCGCGGCGCAGGACAAGGTGAGCGAGGCAACCCGAGGTGTGCGTGACGCGGAGCAGGCCCGCGCCGACACGAACTCCAAGGACAAGGTCACAGCAGCCGACAAGGTTCGCGCAGAGGAGTCGGTACAGGACGCCCGCAAAGCCCTCGCGAAGGCCACTGAGACGCTCGCGGACACGGAGTCCAAGCGTGACCCGGTCGCGGTGTACCGCAAGCAGCTCGAGGACATGCTCACCACGGCCCGGGACTTCGCGACCAACATTCAGAAGCTCGCCGACCAGGGCCTGAACCCGACCACGTTGAGCTCCCTGATCACCGCCGGCCCGACAGCGTCGAAGGACCAGATGGACGTGCTGCTGAAGGACCCGTCCCTGATCGGGTTGACGAACTCCTCTCAGACGGAGATGGACAAGCTCAGCCAGACCGTCGCAGGCCAGGCCGGGGTTGTGCAGGCGGCGATCTTGAAGGCCGGCGGAACCCTCGGGGACAACCTGGCTCTGGGGATGCGGATCGCAGCTGAGGAGGGCACTGCCACCACGTTGCAGGCCCTGGCCACGAAGCTGGGGGAGGATCCCAGGAAGATCTACGCGGTGGGGACGGCTGCAGGGTTGACGTACTTGGCGGGGTTCGCCGACGCCATCAAGCCGGTGCAGACCCGCATCGCCACCGGCCCCGGTGGCGGGGGTGGCCTGACCGCCTACTACAACGGTGGGATCTACCCGGGGTACACCCCGGGCCGGGACATCGGGTACATCGGGATCTCCGGTGGTGAGGCGATCATGCGCCCGGAGTGGACGCGGGCTGTGGGTCCGGGGTTCGTCGACAAGATGAACATGATCGCCCGCTCGGGTGGTGTGGCCGCGGTGCAGGCGGCGATGGGCCGGTACATGGGCGGGTTCGCCGGCGGTGGCGTGGCGGGTGCGTACCGGGGTGCCCCGGCGGCACAGGTCATCACCGTGCCCGTGTCTTCGACGTACGAGCGGTACTCGCCTGTGACGATCCAGAAGGCGTACTTCACCGACCCTGCTGCCGCGGGACGGTACGGCGACCGGACCCAGGCGATGCGCAACCTATGGGGAGGCTGACGATGAGGCTCATCGACAAGGACGAGCGGGTCGCCTGCCAGGGGCACCGCATCGACTTCGCGGACCTCACCCCCGCCGCGCCGTCGGTCGTGCTCGCTGAGGCGCGTGCGACCTGTGCGACGTGCCCGGCCCTCCTCGGGTGCCTGACGTACCTCGAGACGGCAGACGTTGCCGGGTTCGCCGGCGGCATGTTCGAGGGCCAGCGCGAGACGTGGCGGGCCCGAGACGGCAAGGAACTCGAGCACGTCGACATCGTGGACGTCTCCGAGGCCGCCGAGCTGAGGGGCGCGATCCTCGATGACCTCCCGACGCGGGCTGGGACGGGCCCGCTGCCCCCGCATGTGGTCGCCCTGGTTCTGCGCCTGACGAACGCCGGGTTCACCGCCGAGGAGATCGTCGAGCGCCTGGCCATAACAGGCATGACCCGCCGCACGGTGAACTACATCCGCAACCGCAGCACGGGCGGCCTCACCGCCCAGCGCAAGGCGAAGCTGCACCGCGACCTCGAGCGGGTCGAAGCACGCAAGCCCGCGACCGCCCGCCGTGACCGTGTCGATGCTGCGGTCGACCTCTCCGTCCTCGCCATCTCGGCATGACGCCGACCGGGCACGCTCGACCGAGACGGGGGAGGCGACCATGACCGGGCCGGTACTCGTCATCAACGGCACCGTGACGGGTGTCGAGGTCACGTCGCGGTACCTCGAGGACTTCATGTCGCGAACCGAGATTGGTGTGGCGATGGCCGTGTTCCGCACCGGTGCGGCACTGATGACCCAGGTGAAGGCGAACGCATCCGGCAGGCCTGGGCCTCGCGCACCGCACGGGGACTACCGCGGGTCGATCCACCTCAACACCCTTGTCGAGAACGGCCGCCCTGTCGCCGCCGTGGCCACGACCATGCCTCAGGGTGCCCGGCTCGAGTACGGGTTCAACGGCACCGACGCCCTCGGCCGGCACTTCCGTCAGCCCCCGTACCCGCACTGGCGTCCCGCCGTGGAGAAGTACGAGCCGATCCTGTCGGCGGCGATCCGGGACGCTGTGGGGCAGGCCGCGAAGGGCAGCATCTCGTTCCTCAGCTGAGCCGTGACGGCCGCTCGGCGGGCGACCGGCGGATCATGTATCCGCTGACGTCTGCTCGCGGCGCCCTGACCTGCAGCGATGTACCGCGCCCGAACGCGGCCGGAACGGCGGCCCTGCGGTGGGCGGGATGTGCGATGGCCGCACACCCCTGGCGACCACGGCTCCTCGATCGCGGGGATCGGGGGCGGTCGTGGCCGAACTTCTAGTTGTCGGCATGACGAGTTACACTCTTGAGTTTTGGTCGTTGTGAGATGACACACCCTGTGCGACTTGTGCAACACGGCTCCTCGTGGGTAGCGTCATGGCATTGCTCCCCACCGTCCTCCGGGACTGGTGGGGCTTTTTTTCTAGGGGGAACCTGTGGGTCCGCTGTCAGTGAAGATGGTGATCGACTACCAGAACATCCACCTCACCGCGCACGACGTGTTCGCCCCAGCT